GCTCAATCAGCAACTGTACGTGGTGAGCGTCCTAACTACATCAATGGTAAGGATGGTTCTGATGGGTCAGCAGCTTCAGGAACTAACGACTACTGGCAAGATGAGCAGGGTAATACCTCAACTCTTACCAACTTGTTCGGCCTATGCTTCACAAAAGAAGCTGTAGGAACAGTTGCTCTTAAGGATCTCAATATGCAGATGACTGGGGCTGAGTACAAAGCAATGACTCAGAGCACCATGATGGTTGCAAGCTACGCAGTTGGACACGGTATTCTCCGTCCTGATTGTGCAGTATCGCTACTTCATGATGGTAATCCTTGGTAAATACTTAGGAAAACCTAATACAATAAGGGGAGGCGTAAAGTTTCCCCTTTTTGTTTATATATGGCAACTACAAAACTACAAGCAGTCAATACACTTCTTTCCATTGTGGGAGAAGCACCTTTAAACTCACTAACGCCACCTTTAACTGGTGATGCAGCCTTAGCAGAAAGAGTGTTAGAAGAGGTGAGTACAGAAGTCCAGGGTGAAGGTTGGTCTTGGAATACTATGATCTATGACAATATACCTTTAGATGCAAATGGGCATTCTACTCTTCCTAGTAATACTCTTGCTTTACGGTTTAATCCAATTTCATATCCTTCCCAACGGTTTGTATTGAGAGGTATTAAATTATTTGATCGTGTTAAAAATACTTACGATTTAAGAGGTAGTTTGGGTGTAGCTTTAACTGGTTCTACTACTGATTTAATAGCTCAACTTATAGAAGAGTTAGCTTGGGATGATGTGCCAGAAACAGGTAAGAGATATATAACTATTAGAGCTGCAAGACAGTTCTCTAATAGATTAATATCATCTAGTACCATAGAAAGTTATACAGCAGATGATGAAGAAAAAGCACTACAAACTTTAAGAAGAACAGAAGATATGGCACAAAATCATAACTTCATTAGTGGTCCTGATGATATGTATGGTGGTCGTGTCTTAACAACATTTGGTCCTGATATTCTGAATCGTTTCTAATGTCTAGAGAACTTTATAGTCAAGTTATTGGTCCTCTTAATAAAGGAGTCAATCAACAAGCAACAAGTTTTGTTTTACCTGGTTTTGCTAAGAGTCTTGAGAATGCTAACTGTGATTTAGTAGAAGGTCTTAAGAAACGATTAGGTAGCGTACCTGTAAAACGGATAGATAATTTAACAACTAATCATGGAGGTAATGCTCCTACAGGTACTGTTAAATGGGATGAAGCTTGGTACTACGTATATAACCGAAGTACTGATGAACGCTTCGTTTTAGCAATAGTTGATGATAGTTATACAGTAACCAAGACTATAACGACAGTTAATAACTCTCCAGTTATAACAATAACGTCAGGTGGTACTACTGATTTATTTGTTGGTAATGGAGTTAGTGGTACAAACATACCAACAGGTTCTGTGATTAAGGAGTTAGGTACTAATAAAATTACTATTGATAATAACTGCACTGGAGCAGGTTCTAGCATCACAATGACTGCAGAGGCTAGTCGTGCTTATGTAAGTGGCTTATCTAATGTAGAACCTATTAGCGGAATATTACCTACAGTTGTACCTGCAGAACAAACCTTTGCTGGTATTACTACTGCAAACCTTGAATACTTCAGAGGATCAGGTAGAGCTAGAGATAGGTTTAGAGCTACTTCTTTTCAGGACTTTGTATTTATAACTAATACTCAAAAGGATGTTGCTTACGACAGTTCTGAAACTTTAACTAGATATAACATTGGATATATCAGTAATGCGTATGTTCCTATTAAGGCTCAGTTATGGGTGAAGTTGGTTGACTATGCCACTAAATATGAAGTAGCAATCGAACTAGATAATGGAGATACTATTAACGCAGATATAACTACAGCAACACTGGCCTCTGGCACTGCTGTAAGTACACAAACTATTGCAACGGACTTAGCGGCTGCCATTAATACAGCAGACAGTAGTAACCATCTAACCTTCTCAACAGTTGACTCTCAAATACTTATAGGATTAGCTAACGCAGCTAGATCATTTAAAAAGTTTGTTGTATCTGACGCTAGAGGTAACACTCTTATGAGTGGTTTTGCTAGTCAGGTTACAAGTATTGTTGAACTACCTCAAACCTCTTGGGAAGGGTATCAAATCATTGTTGCACCTGATGGTTCAGCAGATCAGAGTTCATATTATCTAACGTTTAACGCTGAGAATACAACTGTTGCAGGTACTTATGGTAGAGGTGTTTGGGAAGAGAAAGGAGGTTGGGGAGCTAGAGGAAAGTTAGACGACAACACAATGCCTCATTCATTTGTTTACTACAAGAACGATGATGGTCTAACTAGATTTACTGTTCAACCTTTTAGTGGTAGCAACTATACTGATGGTTCTACTACAGTTAAAATTCCTGGCTGGACTCTACGTTTAGCGGGTGATGAAGATGAACTACCTGGACCTTCTTTTGAAGAAAATAAGATTAACGATATTGTCTTCTTTAAAAACCGTTTAGGTTTCATTAGTGGAGAGAACATAATTCTCAGCGAAGCTGGAGCTTATTACAACTTCTGGCAGCAATCAGCTTTACAAGTAACTGATAATGATCCTATTGATTTAACAGCAGTCAGTAATGATGTTGCTGTTCTTAACTACGCCTTACAGCAGCAGGATGAGTTAGTCCTATTTTCCAATGAAAACCAGTTCCGACTATATTCAGGAGACAACGTTACTTTCAGTCCAGAGACAGCTTCTGTAGGTCGGATTAGTTCCATAACAATGGAGTCTAATGTTAAACCTCAACAAGTTGGTCCTCAAGTTATCTTCCCTGTTAAAGAAGGTGACTACACGGGACTACACACTTTTATCACAACTGACCGTACTGTTGGTATTAACCTTGGTCAAACTGCTGTTATTACAGAGACTGTACCTAAGTATATTCCAAAGAACATAGACTCTTTAGCTGTTAGTAGAACAGACCAATACTTAATAGCTCTTAGTAAAGATGATCCTGATGCTTTATATGTTTATCAATTCTTCTGGGAAGCATCTGGAGGTTCTTTAACCAATAGACAGAATGCTTGGTCTAAGTGGTCCTTCCCTAATAAGAGCTTGTATTGGGCTGATTTTGTTGAGGGTACTTTATACACCGTTGCTAAATATACAGAGAATAGTCAAACAAGATACTACTTGGAGGCTATTAATGCTTCTAGACCACCACAAGAAAGTAAAGACTTATTCCTATTAGATAGACAGTTAGCTGAATCTGTTGAAACTGATGTAGCTGTTAGTGCAGGTAACGTAGTTACATTCGCTTATAGCAATTTAACTAATAAAACTACAGTTACGCTGCCATACTACACAGTAAATGAAAGTCAATTCGTAATTATCAAAAAGGATAAGAACGATGCTAACGAAATTGAAAAACGTTGGGTCGTGGCTGCGACTGTCCCTGCTGGTGTTAATAGTTTTGTTTGCGATAGTTTGGGAGACTTTTCTGGAAGCTCTTGGATCTTTGGTGAAAAGTTTACTTTCAAGTTTGAGCCGCCTCAGCTCATGCCCTATTCAAAAACTGCGACTGACAACACTTTTATTGGTAATCGTACTGGTCGCCTTCAGTTACGATATGTGGATGTTTACTACAATGATGCAAGGTATTTCCAAGTAGACGTTACACCTAAGTTTAGAAGTAAGATTACTTATGAATTTGACCGTAGAGATCCTTTGAATGCAAACATCACTGTGGGTTCAGTCTCTGACTTCGATGAGGCTAAATTCAGATCATACGTACAAAGTAAGAACGATCAAGTTACGATAGAAGTAGTCAACGACAGTATGGATCAAGCCAAGTTTGTTGCTTTAGAATGGACAGGCTTGTATTACGATGTCGCTAGAAAGTATCAATGAATCAAGCAATTTCTAAATTATTTACCCCTTCAATGGGTGGTTTCCTTAATTTTGGGATGAATATATGGTCAGCAGGTGAGTCTAGGGCAGCACAAGCTACTGCTGCTTGGCAGAAATGGGAAGCTGATTCAGCTAGAGCTTTACGACAAGCAGTACATACTAATAAGCAGAACTACAGAGCACACCAAGTCGATATGACTAACTGGTTAGCTAGATCTAAACACGTATCACAATTAAGGCAGTATGAAAATCAGTTAGCAGTAGATAGAGCAAATTTAAAAACAGAGACTTCTATAAATGCTACTGAAGCTTTAGGAAGGAAATATGCAGACTTAAACGCTAGGTACTATGAGGAGGAGGCTGCTGACACTGTTCAGTTAGAAACTATAAGAAACAAAGTTATAGCGGAAGGTATTAAAAAATCTGGTGTAGCAAGCGGTAGAGCTGGTAGATCAGTACAACGTATTGCTGATACTTATAATCAACAATGGCTCACTAATGCAAGTAACAGACAGATAACACGTAAGTTCCGTATAGGAGATAAGATGGCAGCATTTGAAGCAGCTAATGCTGATGCTTTGAATAAATCTAATTCTGTAACGCTATATAACCCAAGACCTTACGCTGATCCTGTACAACCATTATCACCTTTAGATGCTGAACTACATCTACCTGGACAACCTAAAATAAAAGCAGGTTTAGGGCTTCTAGATTACGCTACAGCAGCTATGGGAGCTTATAACAACTACATGGAAAATAGTCCTCCTGCTACAGGTGATAATACAAACCCAGCAAAGCCTCCTGAATAATGACTAATTCTTTTGGTATAACACCACAGCGTCAGCTTAGAGAAACTTTCGTTCAACCAGAACAGAAAGATAGAGCTAGACCTGCAGAACCTGAACTGACACCTCAACAAAAAGGTGGACAGTTATTAGATTATAAACAATATGTACCAGACCAACGTTTAGAACAAAGAGTAGCTTCTATTGAAGCTTTTGTAGATGCAGGTAAAAAGATTACAAATACAGCAGTTAAAAACGAATCGAAAAGACAAGCAGCTTTAGCAGAGTCAGCTTTTAATAAGATGGCTCAGACTGAAATAGACAGTCTTGAGATAGGTGAAATTGCTAGAGAGTTAAGAAAGAAAGGACATAATAAATTAGCTGATGAAGTAGTAGAAAGTAATCCTTGGTTTAATTACCAATGGCAAACAAGTAGAGCTGGTAGAGCTGCTCAAAATACAGCTTTCAACGTTTCAGATTGGGTTGATAACAACATAGATGATTTAAAACAGATCGAAGATCCGTCTGAAGTTAGAAGACGTATTCAGGAACACGCTCAATCTTATTTAGCAAAGAATTATCCTGGGATGCCTGCACAGTTAGAAACTGCTGTAGTTACTCCTGCTTTAGCTGAAGTCACACCTAAGTTAGCTGCTAGCGTAAGAGATGAGCATAGGAAATGGAAGGTAAACTTTTTAACTCAAGCTGGTCTTGAGAAATATAACCAAGCTGTAAGTTTATGGATTAGGAGTCATACAGAAAATCCTAATGATCCAGATGCTAAGAAAGCAGCTAATGCCTTTCTAGCTAAGACACTTGCAGCTATAGATTTAAATACAAATCAAAAAGGTTTATCTTTCGATCAAATTAATGAAAAAATTAGAACTCCTTTCTATAAAGAATTTCCAATTAATATAGTTGACCCTGAACAAGGTGTAAGTGATATAGCTGATAGAGGTTTATATAGAGAATTTCTGAAGGCCATAGATGGAGATCTCCCTGGTCAGAAAGGTAAGAAAGTATTAGATCAAAGAGATCCTGAAAGTAACCAAACATTCAGATGGCTTATACATCAAGCCCATGCTAATGCTAGAGATTTAGAAGGTAAGAGAGAGCAAGCAGAGCAAAACAGAGTTAATTTGGCTAATAAGAATTTCACAGAACTCTTTGAAATGAATCAAAGAATTAAAACTCAAGGTTTAGCACAAGGACAGGAACAAGATGATGCAAAAACTAAATTTTTAAAAGAAGTTTATGCGGCACAAAACGCATCTAAATTAGGCGATAAAGCAAGTGGTACAGTCAGAATGTTTGTACTAGATGCTGATGGAAATTTATCAGAAGAAGATGTAGAAGTACCTCCATTTTTAGATTTATGGAAGTTAAATGAGATAACTGAAAAAGGTGGTTTTCCTATTGATCCTAGAGAATTTGAAGAAGATAAAGCAGCTTTACTACTAAAAGTACCTAACAACCCTACTGGTGAGTTCCCAGAGATATTTGATAAGTATGAAGCAGGTAGTGAAGAATGGAAAGCTCTAAAGAAAATACAATCAACTGCGATTAAAAACTGGACAGGAAAGGATTGGAAAGCAGATATAGGTAATGTTCAAAGCAAAGCTGAAGCAATAGCAGAGCAGTTAAATTTAGCTCATAAAAATGCAAACGTAAAAACTATAAGTAAACGACAGACTAAAACTATAGATACTCAGTATAAGAACGCTTTAAAATGGCAAAAAATAGAAGCTAAAGAACTAGCTTCACGTTTTGTTAGAAAGAGGATTTCTGAAGTAGATCCTGCAGTCTTAGCAGACCCACAGAAAAGAGAAGCCTTTTTCCATGAAGTTGGTCAAGAATTAGAGAACCACATGAAAGGTGATTCTTTATTTACTGATCCTTCTCAATTTCATAAGAACAGGGAAAGGCAAAGTGAAGACACTTTATATGTGTATGAAAAGAATGAGCATGGAAATGTTATTGGAGAGGTGACCCGTGTTCAGAATAACGATTCATTTTTAAGAACTAATGCTCCACTAATTAGAAGCGGCTTATTAACTAACTACTACAGAGAGGAACCTATGATTGGTTCTGACTCAGCTAGAGATGTTTTAAATGGTCTTGTAAATCCTTCTGCACAGTTCACACCAGCAAGTTTAAAGGATTTAAAAGCTGGTTTTGAATTAGCTAATTCCTTAAGACCTGGTACAACCGTAGATGAATTTTTAACAGGTCAGTTTGGTAAAAACGTTTATGAAGTAGAGAACTTCCAAGCAGATAAGTATCAAGACAAAATAAACGAATTAAGAAATAGGCTACAAACAACTACTATAAATAGATCTTCAAAAACAAAACTCCATCATGATAAGAATAAGAATACAAACGCAGGTTTAAGTTTCCATATAGAACACAACACGAATGGAGCTAAAAAGATACAGGAGATCACAGCTCCAATAAGAATGCAGATTAGGAGTATTGAATACGATGAAGGAGGTCAAGGTCACTATTCATTAGCTATAGCTTTACAGGATTACAGAGGTATTAAGAAAGGCGATATTATTAAACTAGCTCACGCTAGAAATTTCATAGGAAAACCTGGAACAATCTTGTCACCAGGACAGACTTGGGGGTATCAACACAGAGAAAAAGATTATGATAAAGCTATTGACGGTGGTACAGGATTCCATCTATATCTTGAGATAGAAAGGAATGGTGTTAACTTACCTCAATCAGATTTAATTAAACTCTACAACGATCTCCTTAGCCACAGACTCTCTCCCTAATGCCTTATATAATCACTGAAGATGGTTCCATTAAGTATGGCGATACCATTGAAGAAGCTAAAGAAGAATGGGGTGAGGAATCCGCTCCAGTAGCCCGTCAAAGGGATGAATATAAAGATACTGAGACTAAGAAGATAACTCCAGATCAGGAAAAGGAGGAACCTGAAAAGAAAAAGACTGCGATGTTTGAAAGTGGTCCATTAGCTTGGGCTGAGGAGACTTTAGTTACTGCAGGCTCTTTCATTAACCATTTACCTGACACACTTGTATCAGGTACTCAGAAAATGGCCCAAAGCATGGACCCTGATTTCTGGGAACCCATTACAGATAGAATTATCGGAGATCCCTTTGGTCCTAGTCTTTCTTCTCAGGCAAACGAAATTCATGCGAAGAAATATGGTTTTGTTAAAGAGGATGGTTCACCTGATGTAGAAGCTTATTTAAAGCATAGGCGTGAAGAAGTTACACCAAGAAACAAAGCGTTAGCAAGATTAAACCTAACTCCTGCAGATGCAGATGGTCAGTACCATAAGTTTGGTATTAGTCCAGATATTCCTGTAATAGGAGCTTGGAGTAAAGAAGGTGCAATGTACCGCTTATTCCAACCTGAAACAGAAACAGGACAAAACGTATCAGATATAGGTCAGTTAATAACTCTTAGTGCCTTGATGCCTGATATGGCAGCTTCTTTCGGTTATGCCAAATATGCTCCTAAGGTTGCTCCAGGGATAAGAC